CTGTAGTTTGAGTAATCCCTTTACTATCAACATAAGCCTTAATATTACCCTGGGTCGCACCCTTGGTATCACTAGTTCCTAGTGCATCATCATTAATTAGTATGCCAGCCGCACCTACGATAGGCACAGCAGTAGGAACAGCAGCACCGCCTGATACATTACCAATAACAGTCTGATCAGCTTGGCTCTTAAGCTGCAGCTGGCCAGTGCTAGTCTTAACTGCTAGACCACCAGCAAGTACACAGGTTCCAATGTCGGTTGAACCACTTACATTGAATACTTCCGTGCTTCCGTCGAAGTCCTTAAATGATGCGTTATCAACAATGTTCTGCAACTTAGCTGCGGTTACTGTTTCGGTTGTGCCAAACGCCTGTCCTTTTACTATAGGTGATGCCATTATTCTGCTTTCTGTGTTGATCTAAAGGAGGTTGATCCTTGAGTTTGTAGTGACCTAATTCTTGGTCGTCCTTGTGTATTGTTTACTGTAAATTGAATTCCGTGACCTCTGCGGTTACCTATTCTACCACGGATGGACACATCCTCTGCCTTCGGCAGATTAGCGTTACCGTTGAAGCTATTTAGGGTTCCTAAGGTAAAGGTTCCGTCAGGGTTTTCTGTCTCAGCGGATAGGTCAAAGTTACTTGCATTATCTGCACTGCTTTCTACGTGCATCTGGAACTCCTTCCAGTTCTTTCTGGTCATGTCACCGAAGGTGTACTGCCGAGTAGTGATACTTCCCTTTACGTCCTTGGTCTCATTGGAACCTCCAATGCTTACATTAATTAAGTCATCACCCTGCAGACGGGCATCTATCTTGTGAATACCGCCTAGTCGGTTAATAGCGTAAACACCTCTCTGACTTCCTTCACCAGCAACTATTAAGTTCTCAATGTCCCAGTCCTCGCTATCAACACTATCAATACTCTCCCATTGTTTGTTCAAGAAGTTGTAGATAAGTATAGCGTTATTGCGAAGGGCTACTGAATTTTCAATATTTTCTCTTGGTATTCCCGCTAGTAAAGCACTAGCTTCAGTAATGAACTCACCAGGCACTGGATTTTCAGTCCTGTTGTCCCTGAATTTGTTAACAGGAACAGCAATAAAGTAACGATTGTCAAAGTAAACGGCTACAGCCTGGGTACTTTGATCCTTGTTGATTCTCTTGATTGTCTCGTTAATTGGTTCACTTAGTGGAGTCTCGGTTCCACGGAGGTTGTACTCATCAAAGAACTGAGTACTGTAAACACCATTATCGGACAGGAATATGACTTGACTTCCAACCTGCTGGATGCTCTGACGGGCTACGCAACCAACCTCGTCGGTCAATAGTTTAGTACTAGCCGCTTGCAGGGACGTTGTGTTAGATATTAGGTGAATGCTGTTACGGTTAAACACCATCAGGTTATCCTCGGAGAAGGAGTGCAGACCTACAGTGAAATCAGCTTCACCTGCGTTAAATCTATACTGAGCGTAGATTTGGTCATATGTATCGGAGTCCAAAATGTCGGAAGCAATGACCTCATCAAGGATTCCCCTTGAGGTATATGAGTTCAAGCTTGCATTAACCGAGAACTGAAAAGGCATGACCAATCTGCGCTGATGATACACGGCAAATTCTGGGGCAGGCATGTGAGTGAACCCAAGACCTACGGATACTCGTTTTGAAAATTCTGGTACTGTCCCAGTATGAGCAGCAACATCAGGAGAATTCACAAAGAATTTAAATTCGTTTGCATCAACAACAGTTGATACAACAAAGGCATCTCCAACTGTTAATCCGCTGTTATTTTGCTTCTAATAAGATTATTGTATCTCCTACAGATAACCCATGCGTACCAGCACCTAAATCTACAGTTGCTACATTATTAGTTATAGAAAAGCCGCTAGCTGGAGTTACTATGGCCACGGGCTGTGTATAGGTTCCGCTTGCTACCTTCGAGAATGCAGATGTTGCTGTGCCAGTCCCCGAAACTCCAACCGTAGCCGCAGTAAATGTACTTCCTACAGCGTAGGTAACTCCACTAGTGTCAGCAACGGTATTCCAGTTAGCCTGGGTGTTATTGCCTAAACTTGTAATGGTATATGTTTTTCCAACCTCAAAACTACCAGAGGTTATTGTGCTAAAGGAACCATCCCACTCCAGGGCTACTTGACCCTTGCGGAAGATGAACACCTTGTTAAAGGTCTGAAGCATTGATGATTGAGGTGGTACGGTTTCTCCTGATGGATAGGCAATATCTACAGTTGCATCCGTAGCTAGGTTCTTAGTAACAACCTTTAGATTAGAGGCAATGAGGAGGTACTGACTTGCATTGTCATTGGGGTCACTGAACGCAGTACTAGCATAAACCTCAGTAACGGACCCTTCGTCAAATATCATGTTAAAACCAATGACGGCCTGTTCTGTATTTGCATTCAATACGAAGTCCAATGCTTGGGGTAAAACAATTGGTGCGGTGTAAGTCTCATCACTACCCGATAGGGCATATTTGAGTGTCTTGGTATTTGTAACTGTACCGCTTCCAGAACCCGCTCCAGTAGCAGTAAATGTAACACCTACTGTATTGGCAGATGCGCCGACAGCTACAAAATTAGTACTGCCTACGGTTTTAATTGTATAAATTTTTCCAATAGAAAAACTGCCAGCCGAAATAGCATTAGCAGTAACGGAGACTAAAGTTTTTAATGAGGTAATTACTAATGGGTCACTCGTAGGCGCAACTGAATTAGGGTCAACTGTAGAAAAGCCAAGACCCTCTATGGCTACAACATCGTCCGCTGCAAATGTATGACCAGTTTCCACGGCTGGGTCATTAATAACAATGTTTGCACGACTATCACTATTTGTAAGGGTAGCTGACTCAATAGTCGTAGGAAGCATGGTCGTGCTTCCGTTATTAAGCTCTGCATCAGTCGGCAGTCTAAGGACAGTGCCACCTACGGCAAACGGGGCTTCAATGACCTCGATACCCTTGCGGACTTGTGCTTCACCATTGCGATCCAGTCGAATGTTCTGGGAGTCAACCAGCATCCCGCCCTGTAGCTGATCAGGTCTAAGCCTATTGTTGAACCCAGCAAAACCTACATCCCCGTCATTAAGGATGCGGTCGTCTAAGTTAGCGTATGACCTGTATTCTTGCATGGATTATTATTTATTTTCTCTGCGATATTTAGCCAGCCTTTGTCTATACACGGTCATTGACTCATTTGGTCTGCGCTTTGGCTCGCCTTGTGGTCCACGTTTTACTATTTCACCTGCTGACATACCTTCCGTGCCTATGAGGTCACTTGAAGTAAAAGTCTTTAGCTTAGGCTTAGGTGCTACAACAGGTTTAATGGCAGATGGCTTCTTAGCTGCCTTAGCTGCCTTAGCTGCTTTGGCTGCTTTAGCTGCCTTAGCCTCTTGAGCCTTACGATAACGGAATTTACTTTCTTGCGCCGCAGTTGTTCGACCGGCTCTTACGTCTGCATACCTAGGACCCTTTGCCGTTACATTAACCGCAGGAAGAACTATGTCCACGCGATCTGCCGAGGCATCAACTTTTCTTTCTACGCCTAGTGACTGCTTTGAGGTAGAGGTTGCTTTCATGCGCTGCATACGCGCCTGACGACCGAATTTGTTTCTGAATTGATTTGGCATTGTATTAATTATTAACATTTCCAACGCTTCAAGGCCAGTGCCTTCCGTGTTGGTCTTCCTTTTGAATCCTTCATTGGACCCTTAACGCCAGACATCCTGGCACAAAATGATTTCTTTCTCGCTAGCTTCTTACCCTTTGGCTTGGATTCCGTGACTGGAGCCTTGAGGTTAGCACCCGTCTTGCGCTTGAAGTAGGCACGACCAGCGGCAGTGAGTCCGCCCTTTTTGCTTTTGTGTTCCTTCCTCATTTGCTTTTTACTCTCGCTTTAGGTGTATTTGCTACGACTGTCTTTCCTCTGGCTCCTGCTGCTTTCTTTTTTCTAGCAGTGCTAGCTCTCTCCGCTTTCGTGAGGCTAAGAGCCTTTCTTTTAGGCAGGCAACGGTCAGGGTTTTTCTTATCCTTCGACGTTCCGCAAGGTCCTTTGATTGCCCCATCAGTTCCGATCCTTACCCAGTTCTGTTTTCTCCATTGTGCTAGCTGTGACATTACTTTCCTTTACGTTTACCACCTTTGGACTTCTTTGCATAGTTAGGATTCTTGCAGTACTTGGATGCAGCCATATTAGCATAAGCGGACGGATACGTGTCAAACGTACGTCTCGCCCAGGCTTTACCTTCGGGGCATATCTTACCCCCGCTTTTTGCTTTTTTTGGCATTCTTTACAATTGATTTAAGTAGCTTGGCTTGCCCGGCATGAGCCTTAGATGCTTGCTCAAGTTTTCTTGCAACGTTTAGTATCTTACGGTTCATTACTTACACTTCTTGCGTTTACCCATTCCCTTCATCCCTTTAGCTTTAGCGGCTTTAGAGGGACGACCTACTTTGCTTCCGTATGTTCCTTTTCCCATTGGCATAATATTATCTTTCGTTATTGGATTACTGATTTGATCCAGGCTGCGAGCTTGGATATAGCGGATTTCACCTTAGTGATAAATTTGTCTTTAGTTTTGCAGATGCAGCACTTCATATTATTTGTTTCTTTTGTTGTGAAAATCGAAGAGGACTTTTACCTTTTCTGTAAGAGCCTCAAGGTTGTAGTGCATCCTAGCTAGCACGACAATAAGCGTAATAACGCCAATACCGATAGGCCAGAGGGATGCAATGATTTGTAGAACTTCATTCATTTAATGGTTGAGGAGCCGAAGTAGAATCCAACAATAGCTAAAACTGTTTGACGAACCTCTGGTAGGATTAAATAACCATTGAGGGTCTGATACTTAATTCCCTTGAATAGACCAAAGAAGGAAGATGTCTCCTGCCCTACAGTAACTCCCTCTGGGCTGTGAGCCAACAGAAAGGGGGCTACAACGACCGCAAACAGGACAGTGCATACTATGACCCTCCTGACCCACTCACCGCCCCTTGTGGCGGCTTTCTCGTGGCTTTCATCGGCGGCTGCCTGCTTCTTGAGCATAGCGTCCACAGTGCCTTGCTGATTAGCGACAAGCTGTCCAATCAGTTTAAAGATAAAACCAGAGGCTCCGCCTCCGATCATAGCTAGTAGTTCAGGGGTCATTTCTTTGTTAGTTCCTTAATTACCTTGATGGCGGATGCAGCCATATAGATGAAGGTCGATAGACCTACGCAGAAACCAAGTAGTTCGTTAATAGGGGCTAGTTCAATGGTAGCTATAAAGCCTCCTGTTCCGATTGTTGATCTATATATAATGTCTTGCAT